GGTTGAAAGAAGGTCTTGACTTTGACGAACCATGCAATAAAGCGTGGGAAATAGTCCGAAAGATTACAGGACTTAACTAAAAACCAAAAACCAAAAATACCTAATAGAATGAATAATACAGATATAACCTTAGAAGAAACCATTGAAACACTTAGAAACTGCAACGGATATGAATACGATTACTTTGGCTTGCCAGTCTTTAGCATTGGCGGTTGTGAGTATGCTATAGCGTCTGATGAAGATGAAGCGAATGAAGCTTGCAAGGAATACATCAAAGAATCTGTTTGGGCGTTCAACGCTGATTTTTTAGCAGATTACATTGAAACCTTAAACGCTGATGACATTAACCGCTTGCGAGGTGATTCCTGTGAGTCTTGTAATGATGCGATATTAAAACTGATTGATGACTTTGACACATTCGCTGATGATGCTATTTCTGCCGATGGTCTTGGACATTTCCTTTCATCTTATGATGGTGAATGTGGGAAAATCGGTAGCTTTCTTCTTTTCAGACTCAACTAATAAAAGTTTTCATCATATGAAACAAATCAAAATAATAGACAACAGACCTAAACCCGAGCCGATCAGCTTAGATTGGTTGGATCACCCAAAAATGGATTTCATGAGTAAAGTTATGAATGGGGTATGCTGTATAGCTTGGGCTTTAATAATTCTAGCAATCATAATCGACTCATGAAAAGACCATATGAAGTACTAGCACTGGACGCATCAAACAAACCAGTAAAGATAGCTACCATCACAGAAAACAGCAAAGCTAAAGCAAAGATTGTCGGTCAGCGATTAGCAAAGACTATCGGCAAACGATACCACGATGTTAACCTTATAAAAGAATAATGAAAATAGAAAAATACCAAGCTTGTTATTTAATCCAAGATATTGACGAATGCATTTACGAAGATATTTTTAATGTCCTTTATGGTAACTGCTCTAATCGTGAAGATGAAATTTTAATGAGCTTACATCTACTAGCAGTTTGGATGGAAAACGATTTTAAGAACGAAGCTGAGTACCTTGCCGAAGAAACCTGTGAATTTTTGAAAGATCTTTACTACAAAATAAACAAAGAAATTGGCTACATTATCTTTAGACTATGAGTGTTACCATCTATTTAACCGATCACAACGGACGCAAGATTGCTTTCTTTTATCGCATCGATAACGAGCGTTACAGCACAGCTCCACAGCTTATATGGTGCTGTAGAAATTATCCGGAGTATCAAGGGCGGGCAGAAAGCAAAGAATGTTTTATAGAGCAGGCAAAGCATGTTATGCGTGAGCTTAAAAAGCAAAGCGTACCTGACCGTAAAACAAAGACTTGTGATGTCTGCGATAAAAGCTTGCAAGGCATGGAAAACGAAGGCACAAAATGTATCGAACATGACTTTGAAGAATAACAAATTAACCGACCAATACTTACCTATGAACGACCTATGCGATGATAGCCTTGAGGCTTTGATACAGCATTACCTGTCCTTAAAACAGCGGATGCCTACAAACTTAGCTGTCCGTGATAGGCTGATTGAATTGCAAGATGAACTACTAAAGAGAACTAATACAAATGACAATGATTGACCTATTCTGTTTTGCGGTAGTGGCTATTCTATTTACCGCCTGGATGTACCGAGATTAATAAACCGATGAAAGAAACAATACTACAACCGAGCGATATGATTGAGGAATTAATGTACCATATTATGTGGAATGAGTTTGACGGGAAGTTAGACCCTGATCATAAATACTTTCCACTTTACCTGTCCTTGCAACAACTTTTGGAGGATGAAACACGGAGACTAGAAGAATGAATATAGACGCAGAGAAAATACGAAAGTTGGAAAGTGAATGCTTAAGTGGAGGTGCTAATGGTACTGAAGTTTTTAGTATCTTACTACACAAGGAACATAAAACAATTGATAAAGAAAAATACAGCTCGGAGGAAACAGGTAAATGGCAGTTGGTTTTTGAGGTTTGGGACTTTGAAGACGAATCACAAGCAGATCAAGGTATGTTTGATCAGTCAACGAAAGCATCTACTTTTGATACCTTTGAAGAATGCTTGGAGGTTTATAACCGAGAACTTGCTTACTATGATGAACACAAAAAGATTAGTGAATGGTTAGACAAAGAAGTTGATTATGTTAGCCCATACGATACTGACCTTTACCTATGAGAGCTTACGATATACCTAACTACGATTCTTATATTAACCGATACAACCCATACGATGATGAACTGGATGAAGAACTTGAAGAACACCTTGAAAAGATGCGTACAATGGAAGAAGAGGACGAACAAAAAGATTACTGCGACAATCACCACCTCAAATTCAATGAGATCAGGTATCTTTTGGGAAGCAGAAGCTGACATATTAACCGAGGAAATTCGTGAACGATATCAACGAGGAAATAACTGACCTACCCTTTGATTGGACTGGACTCGATCATAAAGCTATCCGTGAGGGCTTCGATTGGTTCTTTAGTAACAATCAAATAACAGGCTTTAAGCGTGACAAGTTCGGGCGTTATGTCCGAGACGAGGACGGCAAGTTAATTGCTCATCGCACATCTAAGAAGCGTTACCTACCGAGAGTTTGGTTCAATAATTTAGACCAGAAATGAGTACTGAAAAAGGACACACTTGGAGGATGCGTGAGTGGGGACGGACACAATATCGTAACCGACAAGCAAAGCTACGGGCAGAGGGTGAATCAAGTAAGACTGAAGCTTCAAAAAGAATGCTTAAAATCATGGCTCCAAGGTTAGGTAAAAAGGTAGAGGATTTCATGCACATTTTTGGAGGCAGTACCAACCACACAACACCGCTTTTTCTTACCTTCATATTAGATATGTGTCCGTACCAGGTAGCAAGTTCTGCCCTGCAAACATTCCTGGACAACTTACAACAAAACTTACCTGTCAGTAGGATGGCGTATAAGATCGGTAAAGCATTTGAGAACCAAGCACGATGGGAAAAAGCACTAGAGACTATGCACCCTAACAAGCTTGATCTGTTGGCGTTGGATGACAGGAGTAAAGCAATGAAGCTTAAACAATTCTACGACTATGAAGAGGACAGGTTCACGCTGTGGGATAGTAAGTGTAAGACTGCACTCGGTGCTTGGTTATTAGAGGAGATACGCATAGAGACTGGACTTTTTCAGATTGGATTCAATACCGGTGGTCAGAAGAGTTTCAAACCTGAACGCATCGTCATGCCAACTGCTGACTTTACAGATTGGATACAACGATTTGATGCGTGGAAGGAGACGACTCGTGTCTTTAAGATGGCATTACCTGACCGTCCTGTTGATTGGTACGGATTATTAGGTGGTGGATACAGTGTTAAACATATGCCTCCACAAAAGTTCATAACAGGTAAACCAGTTGATTGGTTCAAGGACTATGAGAAGAGCTACGGACACGCTATGCGAGCAGTTAATAACTTACAGAAAGTATCGTGGCAGATTAATACGGAGATGTTAGATGTCTTGTTAAAGTGTTGGGAGGATGAGCGTGTCGTTGGAAACATCCCTAACTTTGGTAAGATACCAGAACAACCAAGGTACGTTGGGGAATGTCCACACGAGTTACGAGCTTGGAAGTTAAAACAAAAAGATATTAAGACTGCCAACGAAAGTAATAGTAGTAAGCGGTATCAAACTTGTCGCATCTTACACTTAGCTAAGATATATAGTAAGTGGGATGAGATGTACTTTCCATATCGTTGTGATTACAGAGGTCGAGTGTACGCTATTCCCTACTACTTACATCCACAAGCCAGCGACTTAGCTAAGAGTTTGTTAGACTTTAAGAACGGTCAGCAAGTTGTCGATGAAGAGGACTTGGAAGCTGTACTGGTACACGGTGCTAACCTGTGGGGAGTAAAAGGTACACGAGATGAACGCATTGATTGGGTGGAAAAACGCAAAGACTTTATACTTGAGGCAGCGAATGATCCACACGGGACCGATTGGTGGACGGAAGCAAGTGATCCGTTTTCTTTCTTACGATTTTGTTTGGAGTATAAGAAGTTTACAGAGGAAGGATACGGATATGTGTCTTACTTACCTGTTCGTCAAGACTGTAGCAACAACGGTATGCAAATACTTAGCTTATTGTTACGAGATAAAAAGATCGGACGGATGTGTAACCTGGTGGAAGATGACCAAGCTAATGATATGTACACAGAGTTTGCGGATATGGTGTACAATGAGTTGAAACAGGACGGAGGCACACTTGCAAAAAGCTGGATGCAGTACGGGTTCTCTCGCAAGCTTGCTAAGTTAGCTGTGATGAACAGACCATACGGTGCTACCCACTACAACTTGGTACAAGATTTGTTTAAAAGTATAGGAGTTAATCATCCGTGGACAAGCACAGGTGAGATGTTAACTGCTGTTATCTGGATCAGTAATATCATCAACCGATTAGCTAAGAAAGTTTGTCGTCCTGTTAATAGAGTGATGAACTTTTTAAGAGAGAGTGTACGAGCTTTAGGATACGACAGTGCTATTACATGGACAACACCAA